ATCCAACCATCGACTGTTGAAAGAGCCCCATCGTTCAAAAACGATGCATATGGGTTACTCTTATCTATCTCACCTAAAATTTCGTTTATGTCTTTGTCCATACACCTATTATAAATGGTGTATGGACAAAATCAATAAACTATTTTAGTTTTTAGGTACAGGAATATCCATTATCTTTTTTGTTTCAACAAGCACATTAAGAGCTTTTGGATTCTTATCCTTAGCTTCAATAATATGATCTCTCCACATTAGGAATACTCTGCGAATTTTTTCTAACTCTTTGTCTGCTAATCTATTATCACCTTTATCCGTACCATTAATGACACGGGTTAAAGCACTAATAGCACCAGAAATACCATCTGCTTGACCACGTTTAAACTCCTTTGGGTTGTTTAAGTAGCTGTTGTTTTGATTTTGTGTTGTTGCCATAAATTAATCCTCAAATAGTTTGATTACTTCTGGCTTTGCACCTGCTGCTGGTGCAGCAGCTACTGGTTTAGCTGTATTAGCATTTTCAATAATCTTATCATATTGAGAAGTAATTCTAGCATCAACATTAAAATCAAGACCAATTGCAACATTTGCCTTATTGTATCTATATGTAAAGTTTCTTAGATTCTTTTCATCAGATGCAATAAATTCTGCTAAGAATAGCGGAATAAGTTGGACTTGGAATTGACCATTTTGTGGCTGTACTGTAATCATTACAGGGTTCAAAATGTCAACTGTTTCTGCTGTCTCATCTGCAAGAACACCTAAAATGTTCCTTCCTGTGTTATCAATAATAGTTACGTAAGTATTGCTCATGATAGTATTTTATAGTTATAACGTTTAAAATCAAGCAAATAACTCAAATAAGTTAGTTTGTACTAAATTACCAGGTTTTTGAGCTGACCAGTTAACGTTTTCATAAAACCTTTCAACAACGGAAAAGATATGACTTTCAAACATTGTCTCATAATCAGCTTCAAATAACTTTTTAAACTCTTCTGGATAGTAATATTTGTAGCCAATAGCCTGTATGTTGTACTTGTTTGGTTGTGCAAGGTAGAAGTACCGTACTTTATCCCCGGAACTTATCTTTTCGTACTTGTTACTTAGTTTAAATTTATCTAAGAGTATATTATAGTAGTAAGCAGCTTTTACGTGGCAAGGCATACCCTTTGCAGTTGTAAATCCATCACACTGACCAGCAAACTTTTCATAGCCTTTAATGCCAGACACTAGTGCAATATCTTCTACTGTCAGCGTCTTGAATATTTCATACGTCTCATTGATAAGCTTGTTTGTATTGCCAATGTTTTGTGTTAATAACATTGTCTCAATAATACGTTTTACGTAAGGTTTAACTGCTTTAGGCATTGTACTTCTTACAACTTCAACCCCAGTGTACTTAAACTTATCACAAGGTATACCTTCATCATCTAAGATATGCAACACATAACGTTTTTTCTGTAAGAATATACCAACATCTGCTATAGCTTCACGTTTGAATATAAACCTGCAGTCTTTAGAGTTTAAAGCTTTAGCACCCCACGTTTTAATGTTAGTGTTTAAGTACTCTTCAATCTTATTAACTGTGTCATACGCCTCTTTTGTTAGTTTATTACCCTTTTTAAACACTTTGTCTTTAAATAAAGGTTTTATAGACACATAAGAAGAATCTGTGTCGTTGTAAATGATACATTTATTAAGTAGTTCATCATCAATTGAGCTGATCTCGTTTTTAATAAATGACTTAAGTAACTCATTCGAATGCTTAATAACGGACTGACCGGTAAGCGTAATTGAAGAAGCCACATCATCATCGCCAAAAGGCGCGTTTTTATTGCCAAAGTAACCATAAATTGAGTTAATAAAGACTTTAATACACAACTGCTTTGCATCAAGTTGATCGATAGTCATCTTGAGTTGTTTTGCATTTTTTGTATCTTTGTTTTCTAGTTCAGAGTATTGCTTTTTAAGCTTTTTAATGTCTTTTCTTATTGCTTGTCTCTTATTGTAATAGTAGTCTAAGATCTCAGGCATTACACCTTTTTTCTTCTGTGAAAACATTACATTAGCTTTACTAATTGCTATTTCTTCTGATTCAATAAACTGTGCAAATTTAGCTATAGGTAAGGAATATGTCTTACCACTTACATGCCTGATAGTAACTTCAGTATCGTTTTTGTCTTCAATAACCCCTACTTTAGTCTCAGGGGATATATTCAAGCTAATCATCACGTTTGGATATAGAGAGTTAGCGTCAAATGAAATTACACACTCTTGAAACCCATTTAAAGGAGCTCCAACGTATGCACCGGGATTTTTACTCCCATCGTCTGCATCTCTAATAAAAGAAGGTATACGCTGGCTACGGAATCTAGCTCTAACTGCAGTAGCTCCGTTAATAACTGATAACGAACCCATTGCACCTTCAAACGTAGTTAACCCCACGTAAGCTAACATACGAATTAGTTCAGAGTACTTTAACTTTTCTTCTAACTTTACCAGTAGTCTAACGTCTTGAATGTTGTAATCAATGAACGTTTTCCAATCTGTATCAGCTAACGTTGCTAAGTTCATTGTACCAAAGTCAACTTTACCTTCACCTAATTCAGCTTCTGCAATTGAAGCTAATTTATAGCTTTCACGTTCACCTGCACTAAAACGTTTATACACATCTAAGTAGTCAATTAGAGATATACCTTCAATGTACCAACGAATTTGTTCTTGACCGAATTGTCCTTTAATTGCTCTACTGTAAACGTTATTAGATGGTGATAACCGGTTAGTATAACTTTGATCTAATACTTTTGTACATCTATTAATAATATATGGAATATCAAAAAACTCTGAATTCCAACCCGTTAAGATATCTGGGTAATCACTCTCAAAGTACTCAATAAACTTCTTAAACAAATCAGCTTCACTTGTACATTTAACGTACTTAACGTCTGATTCATCTGTATGATAATCTTTAACACCCCACGTTACAAACTTTTTACTCAATGTATCATAAACAGTTATAACATTAACAGGAGCTTTTGCTTCATTAGCATGAGGAAAGTCGTCTGGTGCATATACCTCGATATCAACAAACATTACCTTAATTGGATGTTGTGCAAACTCAGGCTTTTCATTCTCTTTCCAAAACGTATCAATAAGATATTGCTGTACAATAGGAAAGTTATCAAACACTCTCTTAACGTTTGTATCTTTTAAGTATTTGAATCTATCATACTGGGTTCTAAAAGACTTTTTAACAAGCTTTGTACCGTAAATTGATTCATCATTACCCGCACCTTCAACATATAGGTAAGGATCTACGGATGCGTCTACTTTAATACGTTTACCGTCTTTATCCCAAGTAAATAACGTAACACAACGTTCTTTACTATTATAATATATGTTACGATAGCTCACGTAACTATTATATCACTGTACCCGTAAAATCAATCTTTATTGTATCTTGCAAGATTCTTACGGGAAGGATCGCCATACGGAGTACCGTACATTTCCATGTAACAATCAATGTTTTGATCGGTTTCAAGCCAGCGTGTTTCAGCGTACTGTCTACCTTTCTTACAAATTGATTTGTACTTATCTACATCCTTCAACGTTGCATCAATTTGAGCAATCATTTCATCACCTGTCTTAAACTTGATAGGTGCATTTGCATATGTACATAAATCTTGACAAGCAATTGGTAAACCAAATGCACAAGCTTCAATGTACTTTAAATCACTCTTTGACTTATTAAAAATGTTATCTTGTAAAGGTGCAACCATCATATTAACGTTTAAGTTACTAATTGCGTCACCGTATTCAAATAAACGTTTCCATTGGTGGAATTCAATTTTACCACTCTTAACTAAGTCAAGTAATGATAGTGGGAAAGCTCCCATAAACACCCATTGGTACTTATCTACCGTTCTTCTAATGATTTCATTAACGTGATAGAAGTCATCTTTTTGTTTAATACGGTTATCTACGTCAAAGTGAGCACCTGAACCAGCATATAAAATACGTGGCTTTTTCTTATACTTGTCCAAGTTAGTCATGTTCTTGGTAAGATCAAAATGATTACCAATCCAGAACTTAGGCATAAAGTTAGGTATAACTGTAACGTTCTTATTACCTGTCTTATCCCTATAATAATCCTTCATAAAATCACATGTTACTGTAATTTCATCACACATTGCCATAATAGCTTGTGCGGATTCTCTGATTTCTGGGTTTTCAAAAGCTGGTTTATATTTGTTATACTCAGGAATATCTTCCTTAAAGCAAATATCGTCAATTTCATAAATTAACTTCATGCCATTGTGCTTTGAAATTTCTTTTAAATGCTTTACAAACTCTAATTGCTGTTTTGTAGCTTGTCTCTGAATTCTAACAGCTTTTGTCATTACATAATATCTTGGATCTAAGTTCATTACCGTCGTACCTTGTACAACTGCTTTAGCATGCGCATTCAATACATTTTCAGGCCAAATCATACGCCAGTGACCACAGCCACTATAGTCAGCATAATAGTTTAAAAACCTTGGTAAATCTAGTTCTTTTGGACGTTCTGATTGGGTATTAGGTGCTTGAGTTGTACTTGTAACACCTTGAAACATTGGTGGTGGTGCCGATTGAAAAGGTATGGCAGATTTATTGGCAAAAGGTATATTTGTATTCCCGATCATAGTATAATTTATAAAGTGTTAGCTATTATTCAACAAAGTTAACTCGTCTAGTAATACCATTATGTTTCTCTAAAAATATTACGTCCCCAGTTGCAGATTTAATGCTTTCTTTTCTATGGCTAATAATAAAGATACATTCATTAAACTTTTCACTTCGTTCTTTTAAAATTTCTAGTACTAAATCTACACCCTTTTCATCTAAACTACTATCTAATAGTTCATCATAAATGCTAATATTATAATGTACATTACCTTGAGCTTTTCTCATATCCATAAACGAAAACAAACAGGCTAAATCAATTGCTTTACGTTCAGCACCAGAAAAGTTATTGTAAGCACACATCTTACCCTTTTCATTTAGTATCTCTTCTTCAAAGTATTCATTAAACACACAAATACTATTACTATCTAGCTTCTTTAGGTAGAAGGCTAGTTTGCTATTAAAATTCTGTAGTATCTTCTTTACTATATATGACTTTACACCTTCTTCACTTACCACAAATTTAACAACATCTAACAAGTTAATGATCTTTTTAATGTTATCAATTTCTTGCTTTACTAAATCAAAACGTTCTTTAGTCTGTGCTATAACATCATTGAATGAATCGTTATGTTCATTCATATGATCAATGCTTTCTTTTAACTGGTTATTTAAATCAGTTAAATCTTGAATACGTTTACTAAGCATTTTTCTATTTTCTATCTTAACCTTTAACGTATTCAAATCGTCATTAGTTTTACTGATAAATGCTTTTATTTTATTTTTCTTTTCGTTAGAAATATTAACATTAGCTTTGCACTTATCTAATGCAGCTGTCTTTTCTACAACTAAAGCCTTTAACTTACTCTTTTCAGTTTCAAAATGTTCTCTATCATGTACTTCAATAGGTCTTAAACAAGTAGGGCAAACGTCTCCAGCTGTACCAACCTTGGATAACTT